AGAAGGCATACCCGCTTTTGGCATGGGTCTTGGTATTAACACTGCCACTGTGGTGGTTGGTAATATGGGCAGTAGCCAGCGTTTTGATTATACTTGCCTGGGTGATGGCGTTAATCTGGCTGCTCGTTTGGAAGGTCAATCCAAACCTTATGGCGTCAAACTCGTCGTCGGACCACAAACAGCCGAATTGGTTGGGGATGTATACCAAATAGTTGAACTCGACCTGATCGCCGTGAAAGGTAAAACAGAGCCTGCTCGCATCTATACTATTTTTGATGTTGCTGATGGCGCAGGAGAACTCCTACATAAGAAGTTTCTCGATCTTTATCGTCAAGGAAAATGGGACGCAGCTCTTAATCTGATAAAAGATCTCAAGCGTTGTTGGAACGAAGAGCTCAATGCCTACTACAAAATGATGGAAGAACGCATTCAAGATCTGAAGTTTGAAGAACCGTGGGAATGGGACGGAATTTATAGAGCTACAAGTAAGTGAGGTAATATGATTGATGATACGATGATGGCTTCTTATCAAGCCGAATTTAAAAAAAATGGTTTTGTTAAAATTAAAAACGTTTTATCTCCAGAGATCATAGAACTCTATAAATCTTTTATCGATATTTCTCATACCAGTGAGATGAGAAATATAGAAACCGGGAAATTTTTGGCTGGAAATATTCAGTCTGTCGATGGCAATGTTCTTGATAATAGCATACTCTTATATTGTAAACATATCGTAGAAAAAATATGGGGAATCGATGATATGGTTCCATCATATGCTTATTCACGAGAATATTTCAATGGAGCTGAACTTAAAAACCATCAAGATCGCGATGCGTGTCAGTATTCTGTCACTCTCACAATGTGTAAGAGAGGAGAAGGAAACACTCCGCTGTGGTTTAGTGATTTAGATGATAAGAGCAATCCGATACCGGTTGATCTCGATGAAGGCGACGCCATTATTTTTAATGGTGGATATGACTATGGAGGCAAATGGCACTGGAGAGATCCTCTCGAGATTGACTCGATGGTTCAACTGTTTCTCCATTATGTCCATCCCGATGTATCACATCTCGCAGAAAGAAGTTATCCTCGACCTTTTTATCGTCCACGCTGATTTTTAGCATGTACATTTTATCAAAAGTTTGGTAAGGTGGACCTATAATGATGAAGGACGAAAACATGAACATCACGATCACCGGTATGATTGGCAAGCGCAAAGAAAAAGCCCTTCTGAAGGAAGCCGCAGAATTCTTTGCCGATCAGTTGATGGATCCTCGCATGGTCCGCAACCTTACCCTCGACGTCGAAGTTTACAACAACCTTGATGTTGAAGGCGAATGTGTCGATGAAGATGGTTTTCGTAATCCTCGGTGGTTCACCATTAGCCTGAAGAGCCAAGACATCAAAGACATGATCAAAACTCTTGGCCATGAAATGGTGCATGTCAAGCAGCATGCCAAGAACGAACTTCAGACTGGCCATGCAGTCGCTGCACGTGGCGGCCTCAAAATCTACAGCAAGTGGATGGGAGAAGTTTGGAAAGCAAAACGAAAAGAAGACGACTACTTTGACTCTCCTTGGGAGATCGAAGCATATGGCCGCGAAGTTGGCCTGTATGCAAAGTGGGTTCAATATAAAGGAAATTGATATGAGTTTTTGGTTAATCGTATATCTGTTCACCGCTGACGGTGAATACTTTGCAAAAGATGTCTATGAGACTGCGAGTAAAGAGCAGTGCGTAGAGTTTGCTGGACAAGTGACAAAGACTATCGTCAACACCAGTCTGCAAGCACAGTTTCATTGTGTAAGTGACGACCACTATATGGGTCGTAAGCAAGACGAAGGTATCGAGTATGACTAATCATCCTCGTCAGCGTGAAATGTGGGAAGGGTTAACATTAACAGGTTGTTTAGCTCAAATTCTCACTGTTATAGTGTTTCTTTTAATTATTAAGGTGTTTGTATTATGAAAAACTTTTTGGAAGGTGTTTTTGACGTAGTGTTTAGTTTGCCGACATTCCTTATTGGACTGATTGTCGGCTTTGCGTTGTTGATTATGGGCGTTGCTGGTGCGGAACAAGAAGAGAAGGAACTTCGTACTAAGCAGACAGCTTATTGCTATAGCCTTGGACAGGTTCTGGTTACCAGTGATGCCGGTCGTCACTGTGTTGCTCCTGAAAACTTAACGGTGATTAAATGAACGATGAACGTGTAGGTATCGTAGCAAGTTGTTTTGATCTGTTTCATGCAGGTCACATCCTTATGCTGATGGAGGCTAAGGACCACTGTGATCGTCTGATTGTGGCTCTGCAGTCGGATCCGTCAGTCGACCGTCCTGAGAAGAACAAGCCTGTTCAAGCTTTGTCTGAGCGTTATATTCAGTTGGAGGCATGTAAGTATGTCGACCAGATCGTACCATACGACACTGAGGCAGATCTCTACAACCTACTTGCCGGTTATGATTGGGACGTTCGTTTCCTTGGTATGGATTACATTGATCGGACAGAATTTACTGGATCTGATCTCGATATTCCTACCCACTACTGCAGCCGTAGGCACAACTATAGTTCATCTGGTTTGCGTGAACGTATTTTGAAAGCAAAGAAATGAGTAAGTGGGCAGCACGATTCCTTGATCTCGCCGATCATGTTGCGACGTGGTCAAAAGATCCTCGAACACAAGTAGGCTGTGTTATTGTAGATAAGCACAATCGTATCGTCTCGCTTGGTTTCAATGGCTTTCCGCGTGGTGTGAAGGATCTTGCAGAGAGATATAACGATAGGCCTACAAAGCATCTGTTCGTAGCTCATGCCGAACGTAACGCGCTCGACAATGCTCCGCTGTCTGTCGAAGGCTGTACACTTTATAGTCCTCTTCTGCCTTGCAGCGAATGTGCGAAGAGCATCATTCAGAAGGGAATCACGAAGGTGGTATCGTACGAACCAGTTGAAGACGTCGAACATTTTCACTGGCACGTCACAAAACAAATGTTTTTAGAAGCTGGAGTTCAACTCTATCTTATAAATAAACCTGTCACGCCTAATGGGTGACAAACTTTAATCTCGCTTAATAGGAGCAAAATATGAAATTTGATACAACAAGTATTCCAAACATGGATCGTTATTTTGTTGGCGCAGATCGCGTCATGAAGAGATTAGCAGATATTGCTGATCAATCGGCACAGATGATGCCAATCAAATATCCCCCATACAATATCAAGAAAGTCGATGAGAATCGATATGTAATCGAACTGGCAGTTGCTGGTTTCGGTAAGGCTGATATTGATATCGAATTACAAGAAGGCAAGTTGAGTATTCTAGGAAAATGCGACTCAGCTGAGTCTACTGAATATCTTTACAAAGGAATTGCTGAGCGAGGATTCAAACGTGAATTCACTCTCGCAGATAATGTAGAGGTAAAGAGTTCTTCTCTGGCTAATGGTATGCTGAAAATTTGGTTGGAAGCATTTATTCCAGAAGAAAAGAAGCCTAAGAAGGTAAAGATTGAAGACGAAGATACCGAGTATCCGTCGCAAGCTGCCGAATTCTTGGCAGAAGGTAAGACTAAGTAAAAAGAAGGGGACCTTTCGGTCCCCTTCAATTTATCCCCAATTGGCGTATTGTTTTGTTTTCTTTAAACGATCGTCAAGACCGTGTGTACCGCCATTCACTCTCTTCGAGATTTGAGTGATCACTGCATCGGTTACACCTTTGTCTGCAATCGCAAGCAATCCATTCTTACGGAAGAACCATAATGCAGACTCAAAAGCCAACTCACCAACCACAAGATCAGGATTCGTCAAGACGTCAGGACGTTTTACGTCAGCGGCAAAAGCTGTATAGTTGTCTTTCCCAGTCAGTTGGATCGGGCCACGCCCACGCCACTTCCAACCATCTCCAGAGGCTTCTGATCCGTTCCCCATCCGATTAGCATACACTTTGTTTGCAATCTTTTCTGGCTTACGAGCATATCCTGCAGTCGAAGCGATCGTAGGAAAATACTTCTTGAAGATTCCGTTGAGCCCTTTATCAGAGTAGTTCAGGTTCTCAGAGAACACCTTAAACCCGCCTGACTCGTGCGCACACTGACCGAAGAAGTGCGCTGCTTGATTGTTTGTCAGCTTGAAGTAATCTCTTGCTGCCTTATATGTGCCAGGTCCCCATTTACCATCAGCGGTTACACCGCATTTAGTTTGGAGAGCAGCTAGTGGACCAAGACCAGATACCTTTGAAGGAGCAGCCGGAGACGACTGAGGAGCAGCTTGCTTTGGCGCTGTGGCAATTGAAGGAGCCCCAGCAGCCCTTGTCGTCGATGGATCAAAGTCAGCGACCGTTGTATAGACGGTTCCGCCTGCCTTCGACTTCGTAGCGATCATACGCACTTTGCGGTTGCCTCCACCCTTCTTAATCGAAGCGTGAACCCATCCTGAATTCTTATCGCCCTTTGTATAGAACTCAAGAATCACTTGGTCAAATTCGAGGTTGTCACCGATCCAATCAGCAACAGTTTTGTTATCGACACCCTTTACTTCAAAGTCAATTGCCTGACCGTTGACGTGTTGAGATGTCTTCGAACCACCGACTGCCTTATTGACAAGCGGAGCCCGATACGAAGAGTTGACTGTGACTGGTCCAAACTTAGCACGAACTGGTTCGAGAATCTTCTCGCAGCAGTAGCGCATATTCTCGATATGTTCTGGAGTTGGTGTGTTACTCAATCCAAGTTTTTTAGCCGTTGGAGAAACAATCATCTCTGCCAAAGAAAAATGTTCAGTTAGTTTCATTTTTATCGCCTTTTACTATGTACTTTATTCGGGTTTTGGGGTATAACTAATAATGCGGCCAGATACTGGAGATCCAATGAATTTTTATACCAATGTTACTCGTCATCGAAATCAAATTTTAGTTCGCGGAATATCTGACGGCAAACCTGTCAAGTTTTCTGTGAAATACAAACCTTATTTATTCGTTCAAGCAAGTGCACAAACCGAACATAAGAACCTCAAAGGTGAATATGTCGGCAAGATGCAGTTCGACTCCATGTCTGAAACACGAGAGTTTCTCCAAAGTTATGAGAACGTGGCAGGCATGAACATCTATGGCCTCTCTGATTGGCCTTACATGTATATTTATGACAAGTATAAGGGTGAGATCAAGTATGATCCTGCCCTCGTTTCAGTTTGTTCGATCGATATCGAGACCAGCATCGAAGGCGGTTTTCCTGACATCGAGAAAGCAGACAACGAAATCACAGCTATTACCATCGGCCGCAATGGTAGGAAGACTACATTTGGATGCGGTGAATATAAGGAACATCAAGACAATGTACAATATTACAAATGCGCAGACGAATCTGCACTCTTACTCGCCTTTCTCGAAGTCTGGAACGGGTCACTCTACTCGCCTGACGTTGTCACAGGCTGGAACATCGAGTTCTTCGACATTCCGTATCTTGTCAACAGGATTCGAAAGGTTCTTGGAGATGATCACGCTGAACGTCTCTCTCCCTGGAAAATGCTCCGTGAATACAAAGTTAACAGCCGTGGACGAGACTGCATTTGCTATGCCCCTATCGGCGTCGCAGTCCTTGATTACATCCAGCTTTATCGGAAGTTTACGTACACAGAGCAGGAATCTTACCGACTTGACTACATCGCTCAAGTTGAACTGAACGAAGGTAAGATTGACTATCGTGATGAAGGTTACACCGACCTCGACGACCTTCGTCTCAGGAACTTCCAACGTTACATCGAATATAACGTTCGTGACGTTGAAATCGTTGAGAGGCTCGAAGATAAGCTGAAGCTCATCGAGTTGGTCTATGCTTTGGCTTATGACGCCAAGGTTAACTATGAAGATACTATGACAACCGTGAAACAGTGGGATGTGATCACTCACAACTACCTACTCGATCGAAACATCGTAGTGCCTCTCAACGATAAGAATAAACCCGACCGAGCCTTCGTAGGTGGATATGTCAAAGATCCAAAGGTCGGCATGAGTAAATGGGTTGTGTCGTTCGATTTGAACTCCCTTTATCCCCACCTTATCATGCAGTACAACATCTCCCCCGAGACGCTTGTCACTCGCTTAAAAGATAAGGTGTCAATCGACGACCTACTTGTTGGTGGCGCTAGTCAGTTCGGTGGCTATCTTGATAAAACGAACTGTACTATCGCCGCCAACCTTTGTATCTATACGAAAGAAAAACGAGGCTTCTTGCCATCGATTATGGATCGTATGTATGACGATCGTACTCGTTACAAAAAGCAGATGATCGAGTGCAAGAAGGAATACGAGAAGACGAAAGATCCTCGTCTTGTCAAGGAAATTGCACGACTCGATAACATGCAGATGGCTAAGAAGATTCAGTTGAACTCGGCTTATGGTGCTCTCGGTAACAAGTGGTTCCGTTGGTTTGACGTGAACAATGCCGAAGCCATCACCACGTCTGGTCAGCTCAGCATTCGTTGGATCGAGAACAAGCTCAACGACTATCTTAACAAACTGTTGAAGACAGAAAACTTTGACTATGTGTTGGCTTCTGATACCGACTCGGTGTATGTCACGCTCGAATACCTCGTGAAGAATGTATTCGGTGATGATGTGCCTGAAACCAAGAAGGTGATTCAGTATATCGACAAGATCTGTAAGGAACGAATCGAACCATTCATCGATCGTTCTTATCAAGAGCTTGCCGAGTATATGCATGCATACGATCAGAAGATGCAAATGAAGCGAGAGAACATCGCCGATAAGGGTATCTGGAAAGCCAAGAAGATGTACATCTTGAATGTGTGGAACTCTGAAGGCGTTGAGTATGAGAAGCCGAAGTTGAAGATGACAGGCATCGAAGCAGTTCGATCCTCGACTCCGACTGCATGTCGTGATGCCATTAAAAAGTCTCTCGAGATTATCATGGCTGGATCCGAATCGGATCTTCAGAAGTATGTCGCCAACTTCAAGTCAGAGTTTTCATCTCTTGGGTTTGACGACGTGGCTTTCACTCGCGGTGTCAAGGACATCGAGAAATATTGGGTAGGTGGTAGGTTCCAAAGCCAGACTCCTATCCATGTTCGTGGTTCCGTGGTCTACAACGAAATGTTGAAGAAGAAGAAACTCACGAATAAATATCAATCCATTACCAGTGGTGAGAAGATTAAGTTTGCATACTTGAAAAACCCAAATCCGACACAAGACTATGTCATCTCGTGTCCGAATGGTCTACCAAAAGAATTGAAGATGGAAGCTTACATCGACTATGCGGTGCAGTTCG